TTCTTTCTCAGAAGTTTTCCTTAGTCCCTGTGCAAATTCTACAATCGGATCCTTTTCGCCAAAAGTGGTAGGCGATACCATCATCTTGTTACCAATACCGTAGTGGATGAACACTTCCTTAAAAGGATTTTGCCTGTTATAGGCAGACGGAACGATTCTTACCAGGTGCTTACCTACATTGGGCTTCCAAATTGTATTGGAGAAGTCCTTCTTCTGTCCCCCACGAGGATTTTGCAACGCTGCTAAACGCGATTTTAAACTGTTTAAATCCATAATTATAACATTTTATTTTACAATATACAAAAACTTTATTTTACTATAACTGTTTATTTATACAGTGATGATTTTATGTACCACCGTATTTAATTTTCTTAACTGGGAATCTTGCGTGAGAAGTACGCTGTTTTGATGATCTTTCCAAGATATTGGAAAAGTTGGATCCAACACACCATTGTTAATACTTTTAATTAAAATGTTGAGTGCATTTATCGTATAAAGTGTGTTGCTTTCTTTTTTTCTGTGTAACAGAATTGTATTAGGTATGATTTTAGTGACTTTATCTTTCGGTTCTATGTTGTATGTGCACAGATAGTCATCAGATTCTGGTGAAGCCAAAACGAATATCTTACCATAAAGTATGGTATATTCACTTGTGATTTCAGATAATCTTAACTCCAAGTCTTGTTTGGGAGAAAAACTACAAAAGAGTTTATTCATAATGTCCGCTTCAGATAATTCCTTTTCTTGATACATAACCTTTATGTCTTTAATAAATATGTGATTTTGTTTTATAAATTGTAATTCTTGCCGTATTTGTATTTTACTGCAAATCCGTCTTCTTGTAAAATATTTTTTATATTTTCTAATGTTTGTTTACCATCTTCTACGCTGAAATCAAATAAAAACGAATCATACGTTATTAACACAAGTTGAGATTTTTTGCCTTGTAATTCAACTCTCAGTTTTTGTATTTTCTCTACGTTGTATTTTGTTTCTGTGCTTTGGATGATGTAGTTGAATACCCTCAGTTTGTTCATCCCCTCTGTTTTCTTTATTATCCTCCCTGTTGGTAATACTGTTGCTCCAAATTTAATGTACTTTTTCCATTCTTTTTCTATAAAATTATTGAGTAGAGAAAAAAACTCTATATTTTTATATTGATCTTCTATGCCACCGTACAGTTGTTTGAATGTTGTCTCTTTCGATTTCTTGTATTCTTCATCTGTTAGTTGATCTTTTTGAAAATAATACTTTCCTAGTGTTTCGTGTATAGATTCACTCGTAAACTGGTAATCAATCAACTTTGCGATCAGTCGTAAATGGTACGCGTCAAAATCAAACTCAACAAAAACGTCATTTTTCGGAATAAAACAGTCTCGATACCCGTCTTCTTTTGGTATGGCCAAGAAATTAACTCCGTTAAAAGCGTTGGTTGGACGACCTGTTATATTATATAAATTATACGTTCCGTATATTATTTCTCCATTGATTGAAAAATCATCGCATTGTGTTTTATATTTACCTTTAAATTTTTTCAGGTCTATTTTTAAACCGTTTTCTTCTACATATTTATACGATTTTACGATGTGTTTTTCTAACTCAAGATCTGTTTCTAATCCAATCAGATGTTTTGTTGCGTTATAAAAGCATTCGCATTTTTCATAGTGTTTACTTATCGGTATAACCCTATTTATTCGTGGATCAACGGAGTGTCTGTTATAAAAATCATTGTGTAAATGTGTGTTACAATCTAATGACTCGAATTTTCCAAATTGATTAAGCGCAGCAAATTGTAAATCAACAGCATTATCTATGTTGATAAAATATGAATGGTATTTTCTGTCAAATACATATATTTTTGAATGTTTATCGAGAAACGATTTGATATGTTCTATATCGAGTGACAGTGATTCAGAGTGATCTACCGCAAAGATGTATCCTTTGCTAAAGTTATTATAGTATACTAGAGATACTTTTGATAGTTTAGGATGATAACTATCGTTACAGGATATGACCTGAACGAACCCAGATTCGCATGGGTCTAATTTTGATAGTTGATCTATGTGTTCTATTATGAAATACAAAACCTGTTTATTTAGATCTAAAAATAACCCTTATTCTGTTTAGATAAAAATATTTTTATTCAGTGGGTTTGGCAAATTTATCGTATTGACCACCTATATAAGCAACTATACCTAAAAACGTTTTTTCTGCGGTCTCTACCAATCTTTTATTTGTGTCTATAATACCAGCTCTAATATCGTATTGAGAAACTCTTTTTTGGTTTAACGGACCTGTTATTTTCCAAAATATTTTTATTGTCAAATAATTAGAAACGTCGTACGGAACTTTTCCATTTTGAATGGCTATGTACTCTTGTTCTGATATTTCTGTTACGTAACCTTTGCTGTTTATCCTCTTCGCAAAATATCTAGTTATTGATCCTTTTGTGTAATCTTCTGGTAAAGGTACGGGAAAGTATGAAGTAGGTTCTCCTTTAAAAGTCGGAGGAGGGATTGTAATTCCAGGTATTGATACTTCTTCAGGCGGGTTTAGTATAGGTCTATTATTATTTTTTGAGACAAAATCTTTTCTCATTTGTCTAGACATTCCTGTATCAGTAATATACGGACTATTTATGTATGGTGTTATTCTTTGAAGTTGTTTATTAGTTCCGATAATAGGATTTGCTCCTGTAAAAAACTTACCGTCAAAAGTTTCATAATATTTTCCTGAGTATACTGATCCACCCAGTAGAAATTCATTTTCTTTTGCTGTTTTATTTGCCTTTATTTTTGACGTTGGGTAGTATCTTAATGACATTTTGTATAATTATTTTTTACTTATTTCGTATATTGAAAAGTGCATAGGATCACTGTTTCTAAGCCAACCTATTCCATATTTAGCTAATATGTCTGTTACTTTTTCAAAACCTTTATCTTGATCAGTATTAGGACTTTGCGGGAATTTTGTACCATACGGATATGTTGATGCATTAATATCTATAGCAAATCCCCACGCGTGAAATGACAACGAATTTCCTTTAGTTACATTTCTTACTGCAAGTCCACCCGCTGATGATTTTATATACTTATTTAATCCTGATTGTTTTATTTCTGCAAATGCTTTATTTAACGATTCTGCGAATTCTGGTCTAACTTTTACATTTGCGGTTCCATTTTCTAATGGTACTTCTACGTTAACGAATGTTTTTGTAAATTCGGGGTTAACGGCTAACCAATTTCTAACTCCATTTTTACCCAGATTCTCAGATCTCTGTATTTTGAAAGTGTTATCAGACAGTTTAATCGCAGGTAACACGCCTTGTGTATGTTTATTCGCAAAAGCAATATCTTTGTCAGTTATAGGATGGCCACCTGAACCTGCTTCGGTAACATTGCTTCCTGGGTCTCCTGTAAAAGTTGATCCGAAATTATCTGTAACTAACTGATCTTCGGTTTTTACCATTCCTGTAGAAAGAGCATTTACGTTGAAGAACTTTTTACTAGTGTAGTAATCTATTGCGTCTTTCATGAAAAACATGTTAGCTTTAACTGACGTATCCCATATATTACTTGATATAGTATCGTCTATGCCCACTACTACGAATCCGACTCTCTTACCTGTTGCTTCTGAAAATCTTTCGTAAGTAGCGGGTAACAATTGTTCTGGAATGGTAAAAGCTTGACCCATGTGCAATCCAGATATTCCATTCGTTGTGAAGTTGACGGACACAGGAATCATTGCAGATGCTCTGGTTGCAGATCTTTCTGATTTTTTATCATTCATTCTTTCTACATAGTAGTTCATAGCAGAATCAATGTTATCTATCAACGGTTGATCACTACTAAAAATGCTCACTACAAAATCGTTAAAAGACTCAGCCGCTTTTATATCGCCAGGCGTTACGTCGGTTTTTCCTGCATCAGCTATTCTTGCTTCGTTCATGTATCTATTGACAAAATCTTTGTTATATTGACCAAACGGAGATGCATCTTTACCCGCATCAGAAGATTGCTTTGCATTAGCCGATATGGCTAACATGTTAGACAGTTTTGTACTAACTTCTGTTTTGATACTTAACGATTTAGCTATTGATTTTCTTCCGTAAAGAGGCAATTCTATGCTATTTTTATCAAACTCCACGTGAGGAAGTTTATCGTAATTTGTTCCATAAAATCTAGGATACTTTTCTCCGTTTTGAAGAGGTGAAGATTGATCATCAACAATGACCATACAATTGGATTTATCGTCGTACGACAATCTAAACATGTTAATATCTCCTAAACTTTTATTCAAATCTGCCAAAAGTTGATCCAAAAATTGCTTTAAATAAACTCCGTTAGAATCATCATTTTTAGAAAAACTTTCACACAGACTCAACAAATATTCTATGCTAACTAGTACATTCATTATTCTGCCTTGCCAAGCGCCTGTTGATGTATTATTGGGATCTTTAAAATCTGGTAAGTATCCCGAAATGAAATCTTGAGATTGTGGTTTGAATATCTTGCTTCCTAATTTAGAGGCAACATCTTTTTGTACCGTTTGAGACACTACTTCTCCAATTTTATTTAGAATCTCTTTTTCTGTTTTACCTTCTGCTAATAATTTTTTTGCTTCTGATGATATTCTACTTTCGTCTACCGATTCTTTATTGAAAAGCAATCTATACTGTTCGTCTGTGGCTCTAAACTGTATCATGAATTTTAATATGTCCACAGACATCTGTAAAGGAGAAGTCAAGCACGTATTGGTGTGTGTATTAAAATCTACATAAATTATTGGCGACTGATTTTCGAATGTTGCAGCCTTATTGTCAGCAGTTTTTGATGAATCATATAGCAGACACATGTGATTTATTGCCATCAGTAACAAATCAAGTCTTATGTATACGGGATGGTTGACATCAACGCCTGTCATTACTTCTTGATTTATGTCGTATGGCATAACCCAAGATTTGAACATACCCTTAAAATCGCACGTTTTTAATCCTGACTCTTGCACAAACTTTTTAGGATCTGCGTTACTCATCATATTATGATTGAATCCGTAAGCAGCAAATGCTAATAATCTATCTCTCTTATTGGCGTCGACTTCTAAACCTTTAGAAAACACTGATGGATCGTTATAATATTTTAATATTTGCCCTGAAAATAGTCCGTTTGTGAATAGCTGTTCTAAAATAGATTTATCCCCAGCTTTGGATTTTGCTAGATCTATAACAGAAACTTCTCTAAAATCAAATCCGCCAGCTTTTGTACTTATCGTAGTATTTAGTGCATCTAATTGAATGGTTCGTAAAAACACTTCAAGACCCGATGCGTACTTATAACCCTCTTCTTTAAGAGCATTATCGACCATCTCTTGGAACTCTTTATTTCGTTGATCTTGTTCAGCTTTTAAATCTGCAAGTCTTTGCTTTTCTGCTTCTGCTTGCTCATTTTTTTCTGCTAGAGTTAAGTTATTTTGAAAATCTTTGAATAATAATGCTTTATTGGCTTCTTTTTCTGCGACAGCACCCTTTACTATTGATGAATCTGGTCCGAAACAAAAATCGCACGATACGAAGGTATCTTGCCACGCTAATTCAGACGAAACTTTCGTAGAGCCATCAGATAATTTTTCTGTTTTGGGTAAGAGTGCCTGAACTTTACACGATACTGGAATAGTTATTTTATAAGAATCTCCTTTTTTATTTTTCATGCTGTTATATATACCAGTGGGAGCTGAAAAATTAATACCTCGATTATTACCAAGATTGATGTCTTGAAGTCCTGCTGCTGATTTCCCTGATCTAGTGCCCACGAAATTTTGATCATTTATTGCTACAAGCATGGATGATGATTCTAGTACAGTATTCGGTTTCTCTAGATCTTCAAGCATAGCTACTATTAGTGTTTCAAACCATTTAACATCATTATCGTTACCACTTACTTGTATTTGATTTTCAAATTGTCCATCTTCCGCAATAGTTCCGCTTAACGTTTTTATTTTTCTTCGACCAACAGTATTATTAGTTCCCGCAGTGTCTAAAAGATACAGCAATCCCGCTGGATCAGTTATGAATTTAAAAGATATGGTAAACGGATAGTATCTAGAATTAGTTGGACTTATTAACGTTGAAAATACGTCTACAAATATGGATGTGGATTCATCTCCGTCATCATCCCAAATAATTCTAAGATTGCCAAGCTGTGTTTTATAGTAGTATGTACCGTTTCCAGAAAAAGCTTCAGTAGTAGAGAGCGTGAAAACTTTCTTCATAATAGCAGAATACTGCTTAAATACGTCTAAATTAATTATGAATTTTTCATAGAGGTCGTCTTCACTAGTCGGCATCAGAATTTTGATATCCCTATTCACAACGACATTAGCA